TGACCGATCCACAAATCTTCGACTATCTGGTGCTCAAGACAGTTCTTGACAACGGCCAAGAAGTCCTTGTGCAGATCTTTATGAACGGCGGATCCGAGGCGCAATACCTAGCCGGCCGTATGTCCTTTCGGACAGCCACGGGCGACTCATGGTCACCACCCTACGAACTGGAGAAACAATGATTACAGCCCCACAAATCATCATCAGCGTCATCGGTAGCCTATGGGCGCTTACGGCGTTCCTAGGCGTTGCTAGAAGCCTCCCAGAGCCTTCTGAAGTGCCACCCGTGGAGGTTGTCGTGCCGGCATCAGTCCCGATTACGACCACCACAATCACGACGATCGCCACGTGTGACGATGCGCTTCAATTAGCCCTTGATCTCGGCTTCCCAGCCGACCAGTTGGCCACGCTTGAACTGGTCATGCACCGCGAATCCCGATGCCTCCCACACGCGCACAACATCGACGACCCGATGGGCGGCTCCTACGGCCTCACACAAATCAACGGCTTCTGGTGCCTACCTAATTCGCAATGGCCAATCGGATGGCTACAAGCCAAAGGGATCTTGGACGAATGCTCCGACCTATTTAACGCCACCACGTCACTTCGTGCTACCCATGCCATATACCTAAACTCAGGCTGGAATCCTTGGAGGACTGCAAAGTGAACGAAGCGCCCTATCCCGAAAGCGGCATTAGCGAAGAAATGCGAAAACAATTATTTGCATTTATTGACGAAATACTTGTACCCCATCCACACGTTGATCTCATCAGACGGGTACGCGCACTACGCAACTCGCTCACATTAGAAGTACCGATGCCGCTCTACGACATCACCACACTCGACAAAGTAATTCAAGCATTGGAGGCGCACTCATGACCGACCTATTCCATCCATCGCTCCCATACAACGGACACTCAGGCCACGTTGCCGGCTCAGAAACATCAAAGGCTCGCGCAATCTCTGAAGACGCTTCTGGCGTCACGGCGTCACGCCAAAAGCAAATACTGGAAGCGCTCCAAGGATGCAAAGTGGGCTACACGTGGAAAGAGTTAGCCGGCAAACTTGGGCTTCATCACGGCCAGATCTCGGGCGCACTATCAGCGCTGCACAAAGACGGCTGGGTGTTTGCATTGAAGCGCGAACGCAACGGCTCGCAGATCTACATGCACTACGGCTATCGAGACGAACACGGCGCCGCCATGCGACTTGACTTCCCAGCGGTCACACGCTCAAGCGTTAAGAAGGCCGCCATCGACGATCTTGCCAAGGCTGTAGAAGTGTTCTTAGAGACGCGCACATTCCAGACAGAGGATCAACTTCGCGCCGCGTTCAACGTATACAATTCGCTCACTCATACCGACTAAAGGACACCCGACATGGCATGGCAAGACGAAGCCACACACAAGCAATATATGTTTATATATTCATTGGAGCAGCAATTAGGTCGCATTCCAGCAAATCGATCAGGCTTAAATAAACGAATGGCTAAGACGCTCATTGAAGACTTGCTTGACGAACTTGAGACAACCAAAAAAATGGCAAAATATCTTGTGGACGGACTTGTAAGAGATCTTGAAGCAGAAGCAAATCCGAAGCGCAGTCATCGTGGCGTTTGATCTCAGCAACTACGAAACAGTAGAAGATCGCCTCATCCGATTCTGGGCAGATCACCCGAACGGCCGCATCGCCACATCGCTCATCGCGCAAGACGGCGACCAAGTAATCTTCCGCGCCGAAGTGTTCTTTGAGTTCATTGATCAATGGCCTAAGGCCACAGGGTACGCAGAAGAGATCCGTGGCTCATCGCCAGTCAATAAGACCGCGCATATTGAGAATTGTGAGACATCAAGCATCGGCCGCGCGTTGGCTAATGCTGGGTACGCGACACACGGTAAACGGCCGTCACGCGAAGAGATGTCCAAAGTGTCCCGGACGGGGAGTCCCTCAAAGGATGAGACTCACGCCTCCTCGTCTGGGCAATTCGCTACACCTAAACAGATCGGCTTTCTCAAGGCCTTAGCGCGCGGCAAGGAACTTAACGACCTTGACTTACTGGAGTTCATTCATGGGACGCTAGGAGTTCAGGACGTCGTCCTAGAGACGCTCACAGGCGCACAAGCGTCAACCGTGATCGATCGCCTTAAATGATCTTTAGCGACGCGTCAGATGAGTATGCAGGCCGCTTAAGGGATCAGCATTACCAAATTCAAGACCTACTTATTGGCATCGACGAACTCAAATTACAGATCACATGGCTCACTTTGCAGCGTGACGTACTGCTTGAACAGGCTTGCACATGACCGAGTCAGACTTCCAGAAGATCGTGATCAATCTGGCCAAGATGCATGGATGGCTAGTGCATCATCCGATGCCGGCTATGAACAAACGCGGCGTCTGGGCTACTCACGAACTAGGAGATCACGGCTTCCCTGACCTTGTGCTTGCCCACCCTTCGGGCCGTGTTATATTCGCAGAACTCAAAAGCGATAAAGGCAAGATCTCACCGCTTCAATCACGATGGATTACAACGCTTCAACAAGGCGCCGTCGTGTGGGTATGGCGTCCAGCCGACATTAACTGGATCTCCCAATATCTAAGTCTTAAAGGACGCACAACTTCATCAGTCTCATCGACCTAAGCCATTCGCACGGCAGTTGGTAACACACGGCAACGTGGGTAGATCGTCGCGTCCTGAAACATGCAACACGAAATGCGTTAGGCAAAGCGACGAAGCGAGCCGTCAACATAATCGGCTAGATAGTGCAAGGGTACGGAGTGAGTGCATCCCGTGGGTGAGCATTACCGCATTAGGCTTTACCGTGCTGGCATCACATACCGTTAACAAACCCAACTCAACCGAGACGAGCCCGACATGATGAACTACTACTACTCCCGACAGCAAGGCGCTTGCGCCGCGCTAGCCCAAGCCGAAGGCGCGGGAGCATGACACGCCAACGCTCCGAGTACGACACCAAGGCCTACAAAGACGCTAGACGCCAACTCCTACGCGATGAACCATTGTGCCATTGGTGCCAGAAGAACGTGGCAACAGAAGCCGATCACCTCGTTGAGCACGATGCAGGAGGCTCGATAGCCGATGGACTTGTGCCGGCTTGTAAACCATGCAACTCATCACGCGGAGCAACATACAAAAACAAAAACGACGCAATGCGAATACAAAAACGAAATGCGACACAAAATGGTTTTTTATACAGAAGTGAAACGCCCCCGAGCCCCATCCAACTCTTTACCAAGAATGGCGGCAACCAGCCAGAACCAGCAGCGATGGCGCATGACCGGCCGAGACTGGAAACGATCAGCCCTGACGGTGTCGGATCGTGGGCGGCAATTGTGGGGGACATAGCCCAGGAGCTTCTCGACGTCACGCTTCTCCCGTGGCAGATGCACGTATTGGAAAAGATGCTTACTTACAATGCCGCCGGCGATCTAGTTCATCGTTCCGCATTGTGTTCCGTGGCGCGCCAAAATGGTAAGACAAAAATTATTCAAGCCTTAATTCTCGCTTGGTTAATCGAGATGCCGAAAATCCGTGGACAGAGACAAACGGTCGTCTCTCTATCGCACCGTCTCGATCTTGCCTGCATGCTCTTTGAAGAAATCGCACCGATCCTAGAAAAGCGCTGCGGCGCCAAGGTCATCATGTCCTACGGCCGCTACCAAGCCACAATGCCAGACGGCTCTAAATGGTATGTCAAAGCAGCACGGCCCTCCGTCGGCCACGGCATGACAATTGACTTGGCAATCATTGACGAATTGTTTGATGTCTCCGACGAAGTAGAAGCAGGACTCTTGCCGGCTCAACGCGCTAGGCGATCACCCTTGACTGCCATGTTTTCTACGGCCGGCACGGAGGCTTCCAAGTTGTTTATTCGTCACCGAGAGAACGCGCTTCGCCTTATCGATCTTAAAAAGCCTTCGTCGTTTTACTTTGCCGAGTGGTCGCCCGAGCCCTCGTTAGATCCGCTGCATGAGGCGTCGTGGTATTGGGGCAACCCAGCGATCGGACACTTCCTTACGATTGAGACTTTGCGCCAAGAATCCGAAGGCCCAGATCGAGCACTCTTTTTGCGCGGCTCTCTAAACATGTGGGTCGCCTCCGCTAACTCTTGGATCCCACACGGCCTATGGCCCGAGTTGCTTTACGAAGGAGAAGTCCCTGCCGGCGGAGTCGTCGCCGTAGAAGCTTCTATGGATGACACCCGTTACTTCGCGACTCGATCCGTTTCTCTGGGCGACGGCCGCGTTGTGAACTCCGTGGCATTCACCGCCGAAACACAAAAAGAGTTACTGGAGCACCTAGCCGAAATTGCTAAAGACCCTGCCGTCAAGTTTGCGTTCTCTCCGACGATTGACGTGCTTGTTCAATCTGCCACGTTTGACCGCCGCCGAATAGTCGTCGGATACGGCGAGATTCTCAAGTACACACCCGTAGTCAAAAACATGATTCACGAAATGCGGCTCGTTCACACGGGCGAAGCCATGCTTTCCGAACACGTCCAACGCGCCGTCCTCGTCCGCACCCAAGGCTCCATCGCCGTCTCATCCCAAAAGTCACCCGGGCCGATTGAGTTGTGCCGCACCCTGATCTGGTCGGCAACATTGGCCTCACAAAACCGCGTCACCCAAAAGCCTTCACTAGTCATCGTCCCGAACTAGCATCCTCTCGGCAGCCGTTCGTGAGCCCTACCTTTCGTCGGGATCGGAAACGCCTCCGAGCGGTTGCCACCATAAACGCGCCAAGTGTGTCATGCTCTAGGGATGGGATTATTTGATCGCAAAGTAAGCAAGGC